TTTCAAAGCGGTGCAACTGGTGCATTTTCTCCAACTATTACTTCAATGTATCAATCCACAGGCACCGGTGCATATTTTTAATGGAAAACAACAATGAGTGACACAGAACCAACTTATACAGAAAATGTACCATTTGATATTTCTAGAATTGACCCTAGAAAGATCGAGTGGAGGCACGATGTTGCTAGAACAAAGTTATACCCGTCGCTGGCAGATCAACTGGACATGTTGTACAAAGACATTGATGCTGGATTGTTAGGCGAATCAGCAAAGACTGGCGCATTTTATACTGCAATAAAAACAGTTAAAGACACGCATCCAAAAGGTGAAATCTTCAAACCTTATGCAGATTTACCAGGACCTGACGAAGTTTTAGAAGAATAAAGAGACTCAAATAAAATATGGCACGTTATAATACCTCACTTGCAAGCGCAACTATTACTGGAACAACCACTATTGGTACTCCTAATAGCGGAGCATTCACAGCACTGACTGGTACAGCACCTTACACAGTGACCTTGCCTACACCAACATTATTTCCTGGAACAAATCAAACATTTTATAATGCCACATCAGGCATTATCACATTGAGCTCACCAAGTGGCAATTTTGTTGGAACCGGTGCAAGCGGTGCCAGTTCTACCAGTGTGTTTGCTGGCAACGTGGTATCAGTAACCAGTGACGGCACAAATTATATTGTGATATCAGAAGACGGTAGTGCTATGACAGCTACTACCGGAGCATTTAGCGGCAATGTAACAGTAAGCGGAATATTAACAGTGCAAGCCGGTGGCGGAGTAAGTATGGCTCCTAGCTCAGCTGGCAACATAGATAATGTGGCCATTGGCGCCACAGCTAGATCAAGTGGTGCATTTACCACATTGGCTGCAAATGGCCAAGTAAGTTTAACAGCAAATACGGCAAGCTCAAGTACTAGCACCGGAAGTCTAGTAGTAACTGGCGGATTGGGAGTCAGTGGCACTATCAATGCCACCAGTGTGGTTGCCAGCTTGACTGGCACCATACAAACAGCCGCTCAACCCAATATTACCAGTACTGGCAGTTTGACTACTCCAGGACTAAATGTGGATTCTGGAACACTTTACGTTGACATAACTAATGATCGTGTTGGTGTTGGTACTACAGGGCCTCAAACAGTATTAGAATTAGCCACTACAGCCACAGTCAACAGTAGTCCGTACAGTCAGATCAAACACTTGACATTGAGTCGTCAAGAAAACACCAGATACAACGCCTATGCTGGTTTCGGTGATCAGTTTGGCGGCAACACATTTGGATGGAGATTTGGCACAGTAAACAACAGTACCGATTATCCAACCTTATACATGGTAAACGGCAGTGTTGGAATAGCAACTCCAACAACTCCAGTCAGCCCGTTACAAGTCAACGCTACAACCAGCATGGCCAGTAGTGGATCTGTTACTGACATATTATCACTGACTGATAACAACGGCGTTAGTAACGGAGTAACCGGCGCACGTATTGGGCTGACTATTTCAGCACAGAGCGATATATCAGATCGCCGCATTGGTATCTATGCCACATCTAATTCTGCCAACTTCAACGTGCCAGACGTAACATTTTGGGCTAGCGGCCAAGGTGTAGCATATAGAGAACTGGTGCGTTTTAGCGCACAAAATGGCAACGTGGGTATCAACACTGGTGCTAATCCAGCTGGAAAACTACACATAGTAAACTCAAGTGTTGGCGGCATAGGTAGTGTACCATCAGGCACAAGTGCATTAATAGACAGTGGTAGTTTTAACTATCTAACATTTAGAAACACAGCAGACAATGCAACCAATGCTGGCATAGCATTTCAAGACAACAACATAGGCGGATACTTGGTGTTCCGTAACTATGATGTTAATAACTCTAGTATTAGCGATAGAATGTTCCTTGCAGGTTATCAAGGAGTTAACATTCAATATGGTACAGCAGATAGTATAGATGTCAACGCAAGAACCAACGTTGCTAAATTTGACTCAACTGGCCTATCAGTAGTTTCAGGTAGCCTAACAGTTAGTGACCTTAACTTTAATCTTGGATCAGAATTTCAAAGCGTTTCACGATCATATACTGCTCCAGGCAGTGGCCCCAGAGAAATATTTAGAGTACCATCGAGTTGGTTATGTACCAACGGCATATTTTCACTAAGTGCAACACGCGGCAGTTTTGTACACGGCAGTATGTGGTCGTGGACTACTACTCACAACGGTTCAGGACAAGGAACGTTAACTATGTTAAGTTCTGGAAACTACACCAACATTACAGTTTATTTAGATGTTGAAAGTGGTGGCGGAGCAGTTATTAGTGCAGACTGGGGCGCACAAGAAGGCTTTCAAGTAACTATTTTAAAAATGTCCGGTGGCGCTATTAGTTTTGCTAGTAACGGAACGGACTGGTCTAGCCCAGAAGCTGGTAGAACCAGATACAGTAAAGCAACTCTTGCCAATGGATTTAAGGCACAAAACGGTGCATTTGACGGCTCACTGAGCAAAGGTTCTGGAAGTTTTAGAATTGATCACCCCCTACCAGAGTTAACTGAAACACATGCTCTAGTACACAGTTTCATTGAAGGTCCGCAAGCTGACTTAATATATAGAGGTCGAGTTGATCTAGTAGCAGGTCATGCCGAAGTAAATATTGACACTGCGGCTGATATGACTGGGGGAACATTTCAAGCACTCTGCAGAGATGTACAGTGTTTTACCACTAATGAATCAGACTGGACAGCAGTACGTGGCTCAGTTACCGGTAATATTTTAACTATTGAAGCAGAATCTAACTCAGCTACATCATCAGTGAGCTGGTTGGTCATTGGTGAACGCAAAGATAAACACATGTACGACACTGAATGGACTGATGACTCTGGTAAGGTAATAGTAGAACCTTTGAAGAATCCTGTGCAAACAGATTTTCCTCCTTATCCAGAAAGTGTAAATACATCAGAGGATACAAATGGCACGTTATAACTCATCATCAGCAACCACAACGATCAATGGCACTGCCACGGTGACCAGTCCCTACAGTGGTGCGTTTACTGGACTTACCGGTACTGCACCTTATACTGTGACACTACCGCCTCCCACACTGTATCCCGGAACTAGTCAGACATTTTATAACTCCACAGCGGGCACAGTTACTTTAAGTACACCCAGTGGCCTATTTGGTGGATTGGGAGCCAGCGGCGCAGGCACACTGGCCATGCCCACTAACACAGTGACCACAATAACCAGCGATGGCACAAACTATATTGTGCTGAGTGAAGACGGATCAGCACTGGTAGCAACTACAGGTTCATTTACTGGCGATGTTGGAATGAACGGTGCCACAGTCAGTATCACTTCAGGAGTACTAACACTTAATCCCAGCACATCGGGCACAATAAACAATGTCTCCATTGGCGGCACAACCAGAGCCGCTGGTTCGTTTGTTGCATTAAACGCCAACGGACAAGTAAACTTTACAAGTAACACAGCAAGTTCAAGCACTACTACTGGCACACTGGTAGTCACAGGTGGTATTGGTGCAACAGGTACCATATACGCTGGCGGATTTAACGGTAATCTAACTGGCAATGTAACTGGTAACTTAACTGGCACTGTACAAACTGCCGCACAACCAAATATCACAAGTCTTGGCACATTAACTGGATTGACAGTAAATGGCAGACTGCAAAACGCAGGAAATTTAAAGACCTATAGTGTGGCAACTGGCAACCAAGGCGCTGTTAATGCAGTTTACGAGATCATGAAGGTAAGTCGTGACAACTTAAACTGGAGTTCAAATACTGTTTATGAAATTACGGTCTATAGCACTTACTATCCAGCAGGCGGATATACAAAATATCTGTTATCTTATGGATATTTTAATGACGGCTCTCTAGTCTGCACATATGCAGGCGGCAGCGGAATGTTGAGAGTGTACCTAGGCTCAGAAGTCACAGTCAATGCAAACCTGCAATATAAACCCGTATTTGTTGATCTTCCTCCATACATGCAGTGTTCTATTGAAGTTAGGTACAGCACCTCTGAAGTGCTATCTCTAGGAGCAATCAACGGATCTGCCCAAGTATTTTTTAGCAATATTATGACTGCCAGCGGCGGCACCGGCGCATTTTACAATGGTAATACACATCTAGTACCCAACGGAGGTAATGTTGGTATTGGAACTACATCACCGGGCTCAATATTAGAAGTTAGAACAACAACACCAATCGTTACGTTAAGTCCGTCTAATTACACCAATCAATATCAAACAACTTTGGGCACTAGATCTGGTGCTGAAGCATTTTTAATATTTGGTAATAATAGTTTGAATGAAATTAGAGCAGGAAGGACCAATACGGGTGGGTATTTGGACTTCTACACTAATAATACTCTAGCTCAAACATCTGCATCGGACGGTAAACTTGTAATGCGTATGGATGCAAGTGGCTCGTTATTACTGGCCACAACAACTGACCCAACGTATGGCTCTTTCCCTCGTCCTACCTTATCAATAAAACAGTTGAATGATTCAGGTACAGGGTACACCGCAATTCAAATTGAGGCCGCTGGGGATCAGTCAGTACTTGGTCTTGGTTATAACGGTGATGTTTTTGCATTCAATACGTCATACCGAGCTACAGGGGCTTACCGAGGTATATCTTTTGGCACTTCAAATCAAGAAAGAATGCGTATATCCGCCAGTGGAGTTGTTACTATCGGCGGCAATCGTGTGCTCAAAGCCAACGACACAGCCATGTGGAACGGTAGCGCAGAAGCTACTTCTTGTGCTACCATTATAAGCAACAACGCCGACTATGTAAGATTCAATGATAGATATAACGGTGACAGTAGTGTGTTTGAAGTAGTTACTAGCTCACCATACGGTATTAGAATTAAAAAAGCAGGGTGGATTTATTATTATTACGATCAAGATATTATTACGGCAGGCACCACCGGCTATGCAACAATAAGATCTAGTAAGAATGGCAGTGTTTTACAGTATCAGTTGATCATAAATACCGGCGGACAATGGGATGCTATCATTATTGGCGGAGTAGTAGAGATGGCTGCTAATGATGTACTAAACTTTTTTATTGGAAACGCAGATGTGACCTCTTTAGATTCCGGCACATGGAGTAACTGTAGTATAATTTGGCATGGAATTGGGAGTTAAATATGACAGTTAAAAAAACGTGGCGTATTGAAAGATTAGAAACAACAGGCGAAGATGCTGTGGTCACACGAGCCCATTGGGAATGTACTGGCACAGACGGTGAATTTAGTGGAAGAGTATTTAAACTGATAGAGTTGGGCGAACCTGATCTTGAAAACTTTACTGCTTATACAGCATTGACAGAACAACAGATTATTGCATGGGTGCATGAAAAAATGACCCCGGAGATTGTTGCCTACTGGGAAACTGTAGTTGACATACAGATAGAAAAACAAAAAAGACCAAAGCCTATAGATTTAGACTTACCTTGGAAATGATAAATGGCACGTTATAACTCAGCACTAGCATCAACAACAATAAGTGGCACAGCCACTGTTGGTAGTCCTTACGGCGGCGCATTTACAGAGTTTACTGGCACTGCACCTTACACAGTGACGCTTCCAAGTCCTGTGGCATTTCCAGGAGCCAATCAGACATTTTACAATGCAACTAGTCCTAGCGGTACTGTTACACTGAGTACACCAGCGGGTATTTTTACTGGCACAGGCGGATCAAATGCCAGTACTGTGCTATGCTTTGCAGGTAACGTATTATCAGTAACCAGTGATGGCACCAACTATGTGGTTATATCAGAAGACGGCTCAGCATTGACTGCAACCACTGGCTCATTTAGTGGCGATGTTACAATGAATGGTAGTGGAGCCTTGGTATCACTGACTCCTCAAAATGTAACTATAACACCATCGTCGATCAGCAATATCAACAACATGAACATTGGTGCTACTACTAGAGGTAGTGGTGCATTTACCAGTCTGGCTGCCAATGCCGCAGTAGCATTTACCGCCAACACAGCCAGCACAACAACTGGTACCGGCTCATTAGTAGTCACCGGCGGAGTTGGAGTTAGCGGACAAGTTACAGCAACATCCATATCAGCAACCAACTTGACTGGTACACTACAAACTGCCGCTCAGGCCAATATCACCAGTACTGGGGATTTAACTACTCCGTCGCTGACTACTGCATTGCTGACTATTTCTAAATCTTTGGCATCCACTACAACTGCCCAGCAAATGCTGGTTATCAATACCGATTACGGAAGTGCCATCGGCACTGGGTTTGGCGGCGCTATTGTGTTCCGTGGCAGAACACCTGGAAATATATTACAAGACAATGCACAAATTTTAGCATACAATGAAGATGCTAATGATAACGGTTATGCTTTGGGATTTTTTACAAGACCCAATGTGGCCTCTGGCCTACAGCAACGTGTGACAATTTTACGTGGCGGAACTGTGGGCATTGGCACAACTTCTCCTCAGTACAAATTACATGTAGCAGGAGCAACAACTTATTCTGCTACAGATGACGCCGCCACAGTATTAAAAGTAGCGTCTACAACTAGCCGTTATCCAACATTTCCAGGCGAAGCAACAGCGATTGCAATAACTAAAACCGGCGAAAAGTTTGGATGGAGAATGTTAAGTCACTATGTTGCCGATACATATAGTGGCATGGATTTTCATCTTCAAGTGTCGGCAGATGCCACACCAACATGGTCGACTAAATTGTATGTTGCTGGACAAACTGGCAACGTTGGTATTGGCACTACAGATTTCTCAGCAGGTTACACATTCAATGTGGCAAAACGTGCTCGCTTTAACGGCATGATGCTGGGTAACGGTGACGGCAGTAATGCGGCCGATAACAGAATTGGATTAGATTGGGCAAGTGGTAGTTATGCACAAATTGTTGCTCAACAAAACGTTCCACTGTATCTAGGTGTAGGCGGCGCAACTAAAGTAGCGTTAGACAGTGGCGGGCATTGGCTACCACTTACTAATGATAGTCAAAACTTAGGTAGTGCTACCCAAGCCTGGGGTAATATTTTTACAAACGACTTGCACTTGTGCAATGAGACCAAAGTTAACGGTAATGACGTAGATGGTACTACTGGTAACTGGACCATACAAGAAGGTGCAGAAGATCTTTATATTATCAACAACAAAACAGGCAAAAAGTATGCCTTTGCATTAAGGGAAATTGAATAATGGGAATTTATAATAGTAATAGTAAAGGTCACTATCCTTATAGTTTTCAAATTGAACCCTACTATAACGGTGCACCAATAACTAGTCAAAATCAAGTGGTATTGAATCCACGATTTAGCAATGTCACCACAGCTGATAACTTTAGCTATAGTGTTGATGCAGATTACTCACCTGCAGGTTGCTATGCAGATTTAACACTGTCATTTACTGGAATGACTGGCTGGTATAGTTATTTGTCAGGTCACGGGGGGCCCGGTAACGATTTAAATCATCCTGGTAGTACAGGTAGTTGGGCAGATGCCGCAAAACCATTTTATCAAAGACAAGACGGAACAAGTATGACGCCAAAGTTCAGTCTTTGGATGATGTTACACGTGGGTCAAAGCCCCCACCCCGGTGTTGGAACAGCTGAAACATATTTTAGTATGATGACTAATGCCAACGGAGACTATGGTGGCGGCGCATACTATTATTACCCAGGTAACGTACCGACACCTACTAGTCCAAGAGAATATTTTAATGGCAGTAGAAAAATTCGTGTAGCAGGCGACAACTACGGAAACGGTGCTTATCGTGGGTGGACCTGTATTGCAAATCAGCAACCAGTAAGTCAATATATTAGCAGTATTAACGCAACGTCATTACGTGTTATTAACCTGGGTAGACAAACTACACAAAACACTGCGGAGTTGAGAATTGCAGGGTTTCAAGTTATATATCATGTGTTACCTGGACCTGCTGCCAACTACGGCAATTTAGATGTTTAATAAGGAATCACATATATGAAAATAGTTTACCCAAGTGGCGCAGTTGGAGTACATATTCCTTATCAGTACTCTGATTTTAAAACTAAAGAACAGTTTGATCTTCGCCGTAATGTCTATCAGAAAAATGAACAAACTGAAGAATACGAACTAGTAGGTCAAGATGATTGCTCAATAGAGTGGGAACTTGACGATATTAGATATATTGCTGGCGAATACATTAGACATTACTACCCAGAATACAAACAGCTGAACGTTATTAGAACCGGCACTGAAGCAGAACAAACAAAAATGACCACATTCATTGATGCTGTTAGAGCCTGGTCAAACAGTGAAACCCCAGACCCATGGGATGGATCGCTTGAATTAATAACTCCTACGGAATAAGTTAAATACACATATGGCACGTTATAACTCATCATCTGGCAGTACATCAATTAATGGCACAGCTACTATTAGCAGTCCGTTCCAGGGCGCCTTTACTAATCTAACTGGCACAGCACCTTATACTGTAACGCTGCCTAGTCCAGTATTATTTCCCGGAACCAATCAGACATTTTACAACGCCACAGCGGGCACAGTTACACTGAGTACACCCAGTGGTGTTTTTAGTGGTACAGGAGCAAGCGGTACCGGCACCAATACAATTTTTACTGGTAACGTTTTTTCAGTTACTAGCGACGGCACTAACTATGTTGTTATTTCAGAAGATGGAAGCCCACTAATAGCCACTACTGGTAGTTTCAGCAGTGATGTTACTATTACCGGTGCTAGCGCCACAGTTAATATACAGCCCAGCAGTTTGACTCTGTATCCAGGTGCCACTGGCGCAATGGATCGCGTGGCCATCGGAGTTAATACAAGAAGCAGTGGTGCATTTACCACAGTGGCGGCAAACGGACAAGTCTCACTAACAGCCAACACAGCCAGTACAACAACTGGTACTGGATCATTAGTAGTCACCGGCGGCATTGGTGTTAGCGGAAACATATGGAGCGGCGCCACAGTTAATGCCAGCTCAGTGGTAGCAACTGGACTAACTGGTACACTACAAACAGCCGCACAGGCAAACATTACTAGTACCGGCGATTTAACAGTGCCGTCGTTATCTGTTACTAATAATATGGCCATTGGAGCCGCTACAGCTTCATTTGCCACTATAGATACCTATACACAACGAGGTATTGAGATTGTTGGCACTAAGGAAAACGGAACTGCTCCTGTTATAAGACTTAGAGAAACAGGTTCAGGCAAAGGGGCATTTGAAATACGATCAAATCGTCAGGGCGTAACGTCTGGTAACTATCTAGCATTTGGTGAAGACACTAGTACTTTTATGGTAATCAGAGGAGACGATGACGGCGGAAGTACAGGCACTCGAGGCTTTGTAGGTATCGGATCCACATCACCGACAGAAAAATTTCAGATTACCGGTATCGGCGCTAGCGGAAGTACACAAGGTCCACGTATAAATCTACAGTATACAGGAACTTCGGGCGGTGCAGAATCACTCATAAATTTCTTAGATTTTAGAGGTACTACCAATGCCGCAATTGGTAATAATTTAGATGATGATAGCGTAAGTACATATGCGGCTCGTTTAGTATTTAAAACTGCTGTCAGTGGTACACTATATGAACGAATGCGTATTAGCTCTAACGGCAATGTTGGTATTGGATACAATGGCGTAGCGGCAAATAAGTTGGATGTTCGAGGTACATTAGGCATAGGCACAGCAAGCTCATCAACTGACAATGCATTTACTTTTTCGTCAGTTAATAATTCTGCTAACAATCATACTCATACTTTTCAAGGCCCAGCTGCCGGAACCAACGACGATTTAACGTTTAATCTAAGTCGTAGCGGCGGCGCATATGGTAGTTTTGCTGTTGCGTTTCTTGGATCTACTAGATTGTACATTGCTGGCAATTCACTGTCCAACAGTGGTCACGCATACATAGCACCTCCGGCAAACTTAGGAGTTGGATATACTAGTCCATCTGAAAAACTATCAGTCAACGGAAACATAACAGCAGGTAACACTGGACATGAATACAGAGTACTTGGCAGGAATCAGCCTCGCCGCATATACACTGTAAACCCCACTGGCAGTCCGGGCTCTACACAAGCATTTGTTTGGTCAACACTATTTGACACTCTTCAATCAACAACTAGCCATTTTGACAGCGGCATGGCCTACATGCTGTATCTAACCAGTAGTAACGGTGTTCACTCATATTCATGGAAAGCTGATCTTAGAGTTGGCGGCACTGGCTACGGCGGCACTAGCAACAGATACAGAGTATCAAACATGACTGAAGTTCTACCACCGTGGCCGGGTGGCTGTGGCCCCAGTGCATTTTCATCCATAGACAACAGTGGATTTACATATTATTTTAATCCCTGTTATGAATCAGTTTACATTAGTATAATAGAATACGCTTAAGGATAAAAAATGAGTTTAACAATAAAAATAACCGGCATGACAAAACTAGCAAAAAATCCTGACGACATAGACAATGTGGTTATTGGCGCCAACTATGAAATCAGTAAAACAGTCAATGGCCAGACTGCAAAAATAGAAGGTCACGCAAATCTAAACGCATTTAACATTGACCTTGACACATTTATTTCATATGACCAAGTAACTGAAGAAAATGTAATCGAATGGGTTAAACAATCTATTGGTGATAGACTGGCCAGCATTGAAATTTATTTGGACGAACAGATATCACAAGAATTTTCAGTTGCACAGGTCACAGCAATGCCATGGAATTCTTAAAAACTGTAACTACTATAGCAACAGCATTTTCGTCAAAAGTAGAAGCAGAGCGCAGACTAGAAGTTTGTTCAACTTGCGATAAATTTAAAAATAATATCTGTTTAGAATGTAAATGTTATATGCCATTCAAGGTAAAACTTGAGAGTATAACATGCCCAATAGGCAAATGGTAGGAACTAGATCAAGTCAATCAAATCAAATACAGTTTGCAGTTTAGTACGAATAGTCTTTGAACTGAAACTATTACGTAGTCCTTGATGCAGAGGTTTAGGAGCACGATCTATTGTTGCCCAAGCCCATCCTGCATGTTCTTCGCTTAGAGTAGGCACAAATTCAGAATCAATAACGCAGAGATAAGTGTGAAAGTTAAACACAGTGTCATTACTTACAAAAGTCTCAAGAGGAATTGTTTTAAGTATCAGTGGCATAATACCTATTTCTTCAACAACTTCTCGTTGTAAGCCTTGCCAAGCTGACTCACCTTCTACGTTAGTGCCACCAACTAGACCCCATGTGCCGGAGTGTTTGCCTTCTGCTTTTTGTAGCAGTAGGAAACGTCTAGTTGATTTAGCGTAGAATAGTGCGCCACTGCATACAATCTGTTCTTTCATGTATGTACTTATTTTAGATCACTAAGCGCCACGATCCTTTTGAATAGTCACCTTCAAATGCACGAGTCCACTCTAGATCTTCGTACTTGTATTGTACACCAGTGCGAATGTTTGTAGTGTAGATAACACCTGTGGGCAAGGCTAGATTAGTCCAGGTCGTGCCGTTAAACTCTACAATACTGTTAGCCGGCGCTGTAAAGTTATTCCAAGCGGTGGTACCTTGAGGAATATCACCTAATAATAACACACGCCATCCCACTACAGGTGTGCCAGGTTTGTAAGTTTCTGGATTAACAATGGCATCTACTGTGCCCCAGTTGGCATTATTACGTGCAGGCCCCGCAATAACTGAGTTGGTATTGTAAGTGTCTTTGTCAAAGGTAATAGCCAGTCGTGTTTCGTCTATGGGATTAAGTGCTACTGTGCCTATAACTTCATTGCCGTTGGGTTGTGTTAGAAATAACTGACTACTTCCTGCTTTAAAGTTTGTAAACTGATCAAGCAAGACTCGCCAGTTAAGATCATTACCGTGTTTTTTCCACAGCGTATCGCCAATGTCCGGTAATGCTTCTATAATTGCACTTGGGTCTAGTAGTTCTGCATAGTAGTTGCCGCCTTCATTAAACACAAATATATTAAACCCACCGATGGTCACAGTTTCTTGTGTTTCAAAAGTGTATTCATTATCATGTATGTTCATGATGATGTCATGAATAACACCCAGACGTTTGACCTTGCTAGGAGCACTGATCCAAATGGGAGTTTCTAATGTCAGTGTGCCTATGTCTATTTCGCTTTCTATACCCTGTGGAATAGTTCTACTGCTAAATGTAATATCTGTTAGCTCAACAACACTCAAACTGGTCCAGTCTACAAAGTTATCCGTGGTCTGTAGTTCAAGACTGGGATTAAACATCATCATGATCTGTTCCATGATCTGTAGCTTTTGATCAGTATTAGTTGCCCATATGTCAGCTTTGACTGTTAACTTGTATGGTGTGGGCATCAAGCGTTCTACTGTATAACCACTGCCTTGATTTTGACTGTAGCCTAAAAATGTACCCGCATTATCGTAGACTTTTTCACGCTCACGAATATGTACTTTACTGATGTGTGTGGCATCTGCTAGACGACTTCGATCTAACTGCACGTTACTGATATAAACAGCGATACGTGGAGCATTTGCTATTTTGTTTTCACTGTTGCTGTTTAAAATGCTGGCAACCTGGCGACTCATATCTCCATACAGTGCTGGCACCACAGTCTGTTTACCCGTGCCGTCTTGGTATTTGTAACCGCTTAACATGCGGATTAGTTGTCCAACATAACGTCGGATCTGCCCATCATAAAAATATTGCGACATTATTGATCCGCCTCTGGTTTAATCTTTCTCAGTGCTTTGCTGACTGCCTGTCGTTGCTCAACATATGTGGCAAATACTGTGTAACGTATTCTCATCCCATTGGCAACTGTTTCAGGTATGGTAAATCCATACTTACCGCTGACATTCTGTTCAACAACATTCTGTGCTTGACTAGATTCATTTAACCATACTTCAACTTTGAAGTTGGCATTGTAGTTTAGGCTAGTAACAACAACAACATTTGTTGGTGTAACTGTAAACGCAGTGGTAATGCCCGCTGTGTCAAACGGTGTTCCAACAATAACAGTGTCCCAACCGGCTTTGTCAATGCCGCTGATGGCAGTATTGTTAACGAAGCTGGTCTTGAGAGTCTGACGTGTGTCATTATTAGTCATAGTCATTCTGACATTATCTTCCTGTTTGACCCAACGAGTTCCGTCCCACAAAAATAGTCTATTAGGCAAGTAGTCTGTACGTAAGAATGTGTCACCACGCACAGGTCCTGCGGGAAACTGAATACCAAATCCAAACTGTGCATCACTGGCAAAAGAGCCGTTAGGCTGTTTTCCATCATCTAATAGATAGCCTTTATAACCATCTCTAACAGGTGGTGCGTTGACATCACTGGCAAATCCATCTATATCAGAAATGTTGTCAATGGTAGCGTCAACGGTGTTTAGTAAACTGCGGCCAGTTAGGGGATCTACTGACAGTGTATAGTACTGACTGGTTTCGTATCCGCTTAGTGGAGCATCTGTTTCAGCTTCGGCTATGATTGCCGCATTAATGTCTAACTCTATATTATAGTTACTGATTAGATCACCTAGAGTATTTTCTGTACTTGCAGACCATGCCGCAGGATCAGGAGGTGTTAACTCAGTTCCCTGCGGTCCAACTGCTGTGATAACTCGATATATCTGTCCGTTATACATGACAGTTTGTCCTGGATAATAAGTTTTATCTGGATCAAACGCACCTGCATAGGTATCAGTGTTTGCCGGCTGATTAAGAATATCAGCATATTCTTGACTGGCTGTTATGGGTTTTAGTTTTACTCGATATAAGTGTGGATACCATGTGGCACTAAATCCTTCTGCCGCACGATTGATATCTTCTACTACATAATATTTTTTAATAGCGGCGGCAAAGTTCCGTGGGTTGTTAATGTCGGGAATATATTCTTCACGCAGGTTGGGCAGTTCAAAAACGTCTCCTGGCATGATTTTGCGACCCAGTAAGTCTACTGAGTTGTTAATATGTACAGTGACAAACACAGTATCATTAGATAAAAATAAACCAAACTGACTTAGATTAAAGTCAATGTCCTGTGTTTGATAGTGGCCACGTAGAGTATAGATATCTAAATCATACTTGCGATCACGATTTTCTAAAAAAAGTACATCTTGAATAGTTGTTTCGCCCAATGCTTTTGTAGAATCTGTGGGATCTACAGGGCCGATATACTTGTGTACATGGATTTCTACACCGCCTACTTGAAACATTTCATAGATAGTGCGGTCAAAGAACTTGAAATCTTTGCTTTTTTCGGGTCTGTAAAGGCTTAGTCTTGGCATAGTAACATATTTATCGGTTACGGTAAATACTAGTAACGAGCAAGAGGCTATACGAAACATGGCAAAACAACTGATTAATCTAGGCACTCCCAACGGTAGAGACGGAGATACTGTACGTGTTGCCTTCACTAAAATTAACGGAAATTTCAACGAACTGTATGTAGGACTTGATCTTCTCAACATCAACTCCAATGTTAGACCCAGTGTTAGCGGCACACATGATCTAGGCGGTGTTGATCGTACTTGGCATGCATTATGGTTAGGCCCAGAAGGCGTACATATTGGCAGCAAACTACTGTCAGTTAATGGCCAAGGCGCTGTAACTGTTGATGGCACAGTGGTTGCAACCCCCGGCGGAGCTGCCGCTCAATCAGATTGGTCAGCAACCACCGGCTCTAGTGCGATCTTAAATAAACCTGTACTATCTCTAGTGGCAACGTCAAATAATTATCAAGATCTGACCAACAAGCCCACAATACCCACACAGCTTAGTCAACTACAAAATAATGTTGGCTACACAACTTTTTCAGGATCATGGGCCGACTTAACCAACAAACCCGCACTATTCAGCGGCAGTTATCTAGCATTGACAAACTTACCAAACTTGTTCAGCGGCAACTATAATGATCTAACCAACAAGCCCACATTGTTTACGGGCAGTTATCTAGCACTAACGAACAAACCAACAATACCTACTGACATTAACGACCTAACAGATGTAGATAATTTGTTAGCTTCAGGAATAGGCCCATTACTTGATGGCGGTACTGCCACTAGTGTCTTTAGTTAAATATAGAATAAGGAATAGTTGAATGGCAACGCAAATAAAATTAAGAAGAGATACCGACGCTAACTGGACTGCTAATAGTACTGTTGTTTTAGGCGACGGCGAAATTGGTGTTAACTTAACCAATGGAAAGTTTAAGTTAGGTAACGGCGTTAGTACATGGGCACAGTTGACTTACTTTGCTCCCGGTGGCAGTGGTGATAGATTAACAGCCGGAACAACCGCTACATTAGTATTGCTTGACGATGGCACACTTAAACTTACACATCCCACTGAATGGTGGAGTGGTGCTTATTCTTTAGAGATACAAAAGGCCGCGGACAACTATCACACTTTTAAGAGTGCGTATGGTTTAAGCCTACAGGCCACTCCAGTTCCTAATGGATTTGGGCTTAACACCAATACTAATTTTGTTGATATCTTCCATGATGGCATCAGTGTAAATGTGAATAACAACAGTTGGGCTTTTGGCACATATGGTGAGTTAACATTCCCACAAGGCACCGTTCTTGGCACTGCTGACGGACCGGGTGCATTTATTATAGACGGTGCTGTTGACAAAGATATTTTAATATATACCTATAACGGTGTTACTGCTCACGGTTGGACATTTGGCACAGATGGTACAACTTCATTT